ATCGAATGCCCTCGTAATCTCATCCAGGGTGTAGATGCCTAGCAGGTATCCAGGTTGGTCCACCATCAATGTGTCTCCGACCAGTTGTTGCCAATCATGTACTTCCCATCGGTCGGGAGTGGGAACCCGAACCATTTCCCGGCCATCTCAACGCCGCGCTGTAGGGCTTGGCCGACCGTCTCGGCATGGTCCGGGTGGGCCGTGGTCTGGTATTCATCATGGATCGCCCCGACCCATTTGAAGTCCCGTCCCTCGGTCAGTCCCTTCTCTGAGAGCAGTTGATCAGCGAAGATCAACGCCACCTTCATGATCAGGGCGCCATCGGATTGGAGTTGAAGATTGAGCACCGAGTGCTCGCTGCGGCTGTAGAGCAAGCCACCATCCAGGGCCTTGATGGCTCCTCGGGCCTTGAGCTGGCGCCGAAGGTGATCAAGCAGCTTGGCGACACCCTTGATGCCTTGCTCGTAACCTTGCCGGATGTCCTTACCCGACCGTGGCTCTAGGCCCTCGATCTGGCTGAATGCGGCCTTGAGCTTGCCATCCCCCGCACCATATAACCAAGCGTAAGTCACTGTCTTACCACCACTTCTGATGGACTTTGTGACCAACTCTCGGTCGATCTGGGCCGCCGCGCTGATGTGCAGCGTGTGGGCATCGCCCGAGATCAACTCCTCAGCGTAAGCCCCCTGGTCGTAGTGGGCAAGCCGATTGGCCAGACATCTCAGCTCCAGTTGCTCTGCGTCAGCTCCGACCTGAACCCACCCCTTATCGGCCACAAACACCGCTCGGCACTCCTCGCCGAACAGCGCACCCTTAGCGGGCACATTGGCCAGGTTGGGGTTGTTGTGGGTCATGCGCCGGGTGTTGGCCCGGTTGGGGTTGACCCGTCCGTACAGCCGACCCCCTTCCTGACGCTTCAGCCAGCTCGTGGTGTAGTCACCGATCTTCTTCAGCAAGTAGTAGCGATGGGCCGCCTTGGCTTCGGGCCACTCCAGGCCCGCTAGGGTCTCTTCAGAGACTTGTGGGTCTCCAGTCGGGGTCCGCTTGGTGGGCTCCCAGCCATACTTGCGATTCAGTCCCCGGTAGACATCGGCACGACTACCCGGATTGAACCGGTGCAGCTCGATCGGCGTGAAGGGCGCTCCTTCGACATACTGGCGCCCTTGGCGCGTCATGGTCCGCTTGGGCACCTTCACCGGCCAGGACTGGTACCGTTCGTCCTCCAAGAGCTGGGCTGGGGCCTGTTTCTTGAGCCACGCCTTGTAGCGTCCCTTGGGGTTCCTGAACAGGTAGGAGTCGGTCTTAGCGACCGCTGGGCGGTACCAGGACCCGAACGAGGCGGTCATGGCTTGCTCAGCCGTGACGATCTCTTGGGAGACCTGCATGTCCAGGTCCTTCAGGGCCTCCAGGTCCACGCGCCAGCCATTGGCCATCTGGCGGCCGATGATGCGCCCAACCTCTTGCTCGATCCACATGGTCTGCCATGGGATGCGGAATCGCTCCTGCATCATCCAGTGGTACAGCTCGGCCGTGGTGCGGCCATCTTGGAGCCCGTATCGCCACATCTCGGGGTTCAGGGACTCCCAGGAACCGCTGTACTCGTCCTTCTGCTGGTCGAGCTTGGCTCGGATGGCCCAGGCGCGCAGCGACTCCGACCCCAGGAGTCTGGGTGGCAGTCGATTCTGCTTGATGAGCTTGGCGTCGAATGCCTTGAGCTTGTCGTAGGGACGGATGCAGGTACCATGAACCATCAGGTCCAGGTGGTAGCCCTTATAGTCCCAGCCGGGATAGAGCTTTTCCAAGACCAGCATGTCGAAGGCCCAGCCGTTGAAGCTGACCAAGATGTCCGCCTGTGACAGCAGGGTCAGGGCGTCGTTGACGGACCCCGCAGGCTCAGGGACGTCCGTATCGTCGGTCCAGAGGCCCCCAAGGCGCTCGGGCTCATCCGTGAACCCATAGGTCTCCAGGGTCTCCAGATCGGTCAGGATGGCCATGTGGACCTTGCTGCACGTCCTCAGCAAGCCGTCGGTTTCAAGGTCGAACGCAAGGTACCGCATGGTGTCCCCCCTATCGGTGGTTGAGGCCGAAGATGGCCAGCAAGGCGCTGAGCCAGATCGGCGGGTAGGTGTCGGATTCGGGCTCAGCCTCGGGGGCCGGCGGGTGACGATCCTCGGGCGGCTCCTTGGGCGACTTCGCACTCATGGCCCAGGCCACAGCCTCGTAGTGGATCGCGTTGACCCGGTTGGTCCAGCCTCGCTTGAAGGTGGACCAGTGGCCCAGCCGGCGAAGGAAGGCCATCCGACGATCACGCAGGCCATTGATGATGGCCACGGCCCCGTGCTTGACGTGGTAGTGGGTGACCGCCTCGGCGGTGACCGGACCGAAGAGGCCATCCACGCCACGCGGTCCCTTCAGGCCCACAACGCGCTGCAATTCCTTGATGGCCCGTGATGGCCCCGAATTGACCGCATAGTCGAAGACGAACAGGTCAACGCCAGCCGGGAGCTGATCGGCCTTGACCAAGTCCCAATAGCCCCGGCGGTAGATGACCGCGAGTTCGGATTGGGAGATGTTGCGCAGATCGGTGACAGTCTTGTGCGGTCCGAAGAAGCGGCGGTAGGTTGTTAGGGTGACGCCTTTCATGGTGGCACCGCCGGGGTCATTGGGATGATTGGCGAAGCCCCCTTCCCACTTCAGGACGTGCTCTAGGGCCAGGTTGAACGTGGTATTCATCAGGTCTCCTGTCAGAAGAGGATGGTCCCACGAATGGGACCGTTGAGTCAAGCCAGATCAGGCAGCGTCTTTGGCTGGGCGCCCTCGGGGCCGCCGGCAGTTGTTCTCGGCCCGCAGCTTGTAGATGCGCGTCAGGCTGATCGGGAAGTAGTAAGGCTCAGCGGCGACGATGTCCTTGACCTCTTGCGCGGTCTTGCTGTTATCCAAGAGGACCTTCAGGACGTCATTGGGAACGATGTGCGGGGTGCGAATTTTGGTCATGAATTACTCCGAATAGGGGGTGTTGAGGGTGAGTGGGGCGATGCCGGTCCATTGGGGATCATCGTGGTCGGCCCGTTCCCAGGCGACCATGAAGATGACGTCCGACATCAGGTTGAGATAGGGGGCGTATTTCCGACCCCGTTCGGCTTTCCAGGCGGACCGTTCGGCCCGGCGAATGATAGACCGAGCCTGCATCTCTGGGGCCGTATTCGGGGTGGGGACCAGGAAGCCCTCGAGAGGAACCGGGTCACGCGGCTGATCCAGCCATTCGCGGGCCTGTTCGTCCCAACCATCGAGCCAGTTGTGGGCCAAGAGCTGAGTATCGGGATCGGTGCTGTGGATGGCGGCCCCGATCACGAACAGAGTCTCTTGGGCCATCCGGCACTGTGCATGCAGGCAATAGCCAAGCGCCGCGCAGGCTTCGTCCAGATCACCGATGAGCTGAATGATGTACTCATGCTTGGCAATGCGGTGGCCTGACAGGTCGGTTGCTCCTCCCGAGCCGGTCCCGGTGTGGACCTTGGTGATCACTTTGGTCGGCTTGCGCTTGGTGGGCATTAGGCGGCCTCCGGGTCCGGGGTGGGCTGTGGATTGGTCTTCTTGGACACAGTCCTGCGCTTGGCGGGCTTGGGCTTGGGCTGCTCTGGAACGGGTGCAGGCACAGCATCGGTGTCGTCAGGCTCGTCCGGAATCTTCACGATCGACAGGACCTTGGTGGTCGCCGGGGCCATGATGTGGGCGCTATGTGACACCGGGTAGCGGTAGGTCTGCGGGTGGCGATCATAGATAGCCGCTCGGGCCTCTTTGGCGCTTTCGGCGGTCACAGTCGCCTGCATTGGGACCGTCCAGGTGACTTCGTATTGGGGCATGGGAACTCCTAGGGGCCATCACAGCCCCACTTGTGAGAAGATCAGCGCACAGGACACATGCCCGATGCGCATTCATCATCTTCCAGCTCGGCGAAGCCAGTGGCCTTGTCGAGATCGAAGGATTTCAGCCGGCTGACATACTCGTCATAACGGCTCTTGGTGACCACTTCCTGTGGCAGGGAGGGGTAGCCGAGATCGGCTGCGGTCTTGGTGGGATCATTGCGGTATATGAAGCTGACGCCGACATAGCTGTCCCAGTTGTCGTAAATCCAGTTGACGATGTCGGGGACTTCATCGGGGCTGTAGGAGACCGTGATCGAGCAATTATGATCGACGTAGTTCTCCATCAGCAGCTTGTACCGCTCGAGCTGATCGACGGCCGACTCCAGGTTGACGTACAGGGTCTCCCCATCGCGCTCGACCTCGTCGAAGGGCACATCTTCATAGGCCACGGGCATGCAGACCAGCGTGCTGTCCTCACTGAACGGCTTGGCCATCATGTCGTAGCCGGCTTCCTGGAGGATGCCGATTAGCGGGTCGTGGTTGCTGAGGGTGATCCAGTTGAAGATGTAGCGGCCAAGGGGCTTATGAGCGCCTTCCGTGGTGTCCATCAGCTTGCTCAAGGTCCCGGACGGCTTGATGGTGGTGACCAGCTTGGACCTCGGTAGTCCCAGCTCGTCGGCCATACTGTGGGCACCTTCGCGAGCCTTGGCAGCAATCTCCTGAAAGCACTCGGGGCAGTTTGCATCCTCCCAGCCCGTGATGCCCGTGATGCCAACACCAGTGAGCCGAAGGAACTGATTCAGCTCATGCCAGGTGTCTTGGAGGATGCCGTCCTTCAGGTCCACGCAGGTCTGTCGGTAGTTAGCCCGGCCCATCAGGTACATCGCGTCCAGAAGGGCTTCGTAACGGCCGTTAAAGGCTTGAAGGTTTACCTCAACAAGGTTACAGAAGTTCTTGTTTCCCAAGAGGATTTCGGCGCAAGGGTTGACCCCCTGGAACCAGGGCGCGCGCATGCGAGCCTGTTCACCGTTGATGAAGCCGGGCTCGGACCCACCCCCTTCCTCGATCAGATCGAAGATGCCTCGCAACTCCAAGCGGCTGGGGCGCTGCCAGAAGACCAGCGAGTTGTTGGATTGCTCCCGTTGTGGATTGCCCTCCCAGTAGCTCTTCTTCCGCAAGGCGAATTGTTGTGCATCCGGTTCATCCGAATCGCACAGCAGAATCTCCGCTGATCGGCGGCTACTCAGGGTGGTCCCCAGCCAGTTGATGATGTCGTTGATGTCCTCCTTCGTGAGAAGTTGCCCGGCCCGCCGGTTCAGAATCTCAGCAATGGCGACCATGGCCGGCCGGAACGTCACATCACCGGAGCTGATCCAACCATAGCCGGACAGCCGGATACCTGCCGGCCGGATGTCGCCGAAGTCCAACAAGATTTGGTCCACCGGGTCCTTCATGGCCAGCAGCTTGCCGACTGACTTGGACCATGCTTCGGCTGAGTCCCCAATCGACAGCTTCCAGACTCGCGAGCCGGAGTGGTCGATATAGGTGTAGTCCAGGTTCTCCTCTTCACCCCTAATACCAGCATCCCATTCTTCCCGCGTGATGCAAGCCTTGAGGGTCTTAATCTCGACAGGCTTGGCAAAGCCATTCAGGATGCCTGCTTCGGCCTTCCCGCCGACGCCACACCCCTGAAGCAGAAGCCAGAAGGCGTCCACCACATCGTGGATGGTGGCGATCTTCTCGAAGGAACAGTTGAACTGGCTGGCTTCCCGTGTCTGTGCAACACGGGTACCGCCAAGCCACCGAGTACGGCCGGAGACCGACGCTGATCGGTCTTTGTGGAGCCGTCCGAGCTTGGACAACTCATGCTTCTCTTGCTGGTTGAGTGGTTCCCCTTTGGCCCGCTCCCACAACCATTGCTGGTGGTTCAGGATGCGATCCACCGCTTGCTCCGTGGTCTCGAAGACGGTCCCATCAGCATCGAGTGGGCGCTGATAGGTTCGCCGCTCAACCACCTTGGATCGGGCCGATTGTTCGCGTTGACTCATTACACCTCACCCCCGAAAAGGATGTTCTCGATGTCCGGCGCCCTGTAATTGGGGCCTTTCATGACCTTGCCGGTCTTGGGATGTCGGATGGGGTTCCCCGCATCGTCCACCTTGCTCATGTTGGAATCGTGAACGGCCTTAAAGACGCTCAACGAGACCTCGGGCCGGTCCAGGCCCTGTTGGTCGATGATGAACATGGTCTTCATGGCACGATCCAGAATGGCACCCTGTTCCCCGGTCAGGGGTTCGGTCTGGGCCTTCTTCTCCAGGGCCATCCGGGCTCCTGCCAGGACATAGAGAAGATCACACGCCTCTTTGCAGTAATGCGAGTACGCCTCGATGACCTCGTCGGTCTCCTCATCGACCAGGCTCAGCCAGAAGTCAAAGTCCTTCGGCGGATCAAACTTATCGAAGAACTCACCGAGCTTGGCTTCGGCAAATTGGGTCAGGTCTGGAAGTGGCATAGGGGGCCTCACAGTGGGTAATAGGTGGGATGGTCGGGGACCGGCAGCGGCTTGACCTGATGGTTGCAGGACGGACAGAACACGTCATCGTCTTCAAGCCATGAGCGACACTCAGGGCAGTAGATCGGATCGTGGGTGCTCTCCTTCTCCAGCCGCTCCACCTCATACTCAAGGTAATGGATGGCCTTCTTCAGGTCCTCGATGCGATCGTTCTTGTCCCGGCAGATGTACTTGATGGCATTGCCGGTCCAATAGTTGAGCCCGAAGGTCTCAATGACATCCCAGGGCTGAAGGGCCTTGCCCTTGTAATGGGTGCCGCCTACTTGGCGGTCTTTGGCACTGGTAGTCATGCGGCCTCCTCAAAGAACAGGTCATTGACCGTGGTGTGATGAAAACCGGCCGCCAAGAGCAATGGGATCAGGACCTCATCGCGCAGGTCCCAGATGGTCTCAATCGGCGACATCCGCTTGGCTTGAACGGTGTACGTCCCGTGCGCGGTTTCGAGTGTGGCTTTGGTGCCATCGAACGTTGATGAGTTGGGGGTATCGGCTAACAAGGTAATGGACCTCATTGATGTTCAACAGGTTGATGGGTGGAACAGGGACGCCTTGGCTAGTCATCAGCCTCGAATAGTCCATCGTAATCCTCACTTGTGAGATCGTGTGGGTACAGTGAGTCGGTCTTGTGGTCATAGTGGTACCCCAGGGTCGAGCCCACTCTGGAGCCGTTCAGGCGCAGCTTGAGGATGCGAAGGGTGGTCACCAGGCGCTCCTCGGGGTCCTCGGCGACCGTGTTGCGCTCCAGACCGAATGCCCCGTCGATCCAGGCCCCGAGCTTGCGGGAGCCATAGAAGTGCCGTAGGGCCACATGGGCGCCCTCTTCGTGGCTCCCATTGGACGGTGAGGCCAGATGGCTGGCCACCAGAATCGTGATCTTCAGCTCGGCCGCCAGGGACTTCAGGGCCTTGACGATCTCTTCCACGGACTCACGAATGCGCTCCTCGTCAGTGAGCTGGCTCATGTTGTCCAGGTAGAAGACCCGGACACCCTGATGGGCCAGGTAACGCATCAGATCGAGCACGACATCAATGTCGGCCGCACCGAAGCTGTCATAGGTGTGGAAGCGGTCGGAGAAGTCCTTGACCGTAGACCACAGCCGTTCCTTATCGGAGCGATGGCCCGGCAGGTGGTAGATGGTTCCATCCATGATGCCGGCGATCCGCTGGTACAACTCGGCGGTGTCGGTCTCCAGAAAGAAGCCACCGACAGACAGCTCGAGATCATTCAGGTCAAAGGCGAGCTGTCGAGCCAACCAGGCAGTTTTTCCAATGCCAGTCCCGGCACCAACCACGAAGACCTGTCCCTTGTCCGGGTGCCGGCCGAAGGTCAGATCGGTGAGTCGGCTATCGAACCAGGGCAGCCCTGTCTCGACATCCTCCAGAATGCGATCCTTGATCTGGTCGGCCGAGACAATCCCATCGGGACGCCAAGGCTTGGACTCCCAAATGGCCTTCTTGATCAGATCGGCTCTACCGGCCCTCAGCGCCTCGTTGGCGTCCTTGAAGCCCTCAATGGACCCGATGTATGCCTTACCGACCGGAAGGGCCTCAGCGGCCTTCTCAGCGGCCTCTCGGCCCACTTCATCGTCATCGAACAGCAGAATGATCTGCTCGAAGGAGTTGAGCCACTGGATGTTGTTGCCCAGGTCCTTCTTGGCCCGCTGGACACCATTGGGGATGGATACGGTCGGCCACTTGTTCTGCTGTGATTGGCTGACCGAGAGGGCATCCAGCTCGCCCTCGGTGACCACGACCATCTTGCCACCACCACGCCACAGTCGCTGTCCGAATAGCTCGACGCCGGCCGAGTTGCCGAGCCATCGAAACTTCTTCCCCCGGCCGCGCAGGTGTTGAGCGACCAGGCGGCCATCCTTGTAGTAGGGGGCCACATGCCACTTCTCATCGGCCGAATAGCGGTAGCCAAACTTCTCGGCGGTCTCGGCGGTGATGCCTCGCGTCGAGATGGGCTGATCGACCTCAATCGGGTCCCAAGGTTTCTCGTCCACTTGTGTCCTCCGCTTGGTTGGTGCTGCGCTGGAATCGACCCAGCTCGTGCCACAGGAGAAGCAGCTCCACCAGCCCCGATCGTTGAGGCTGGCTGCATCACTGCTTCCGCACTTGGCACAGGGTTGGTGCTGTAGGACCCAAGTGGATTCGGTCATTGCTTCTCCCACTTCTCCCAGTTGATGATGAACTCCCGGCACAGCTTGGAACGGACAATCTCGTCCTTGGTGAACTCGATGATGGGCACTTCCATGCCATTCTCTCGGATGATCTCCAACAGGACACTCAGGCCAGAGGCACCACGAAGGTCCGATTGCAGCACATCGCCATTGACCACGGCCCGGCTGCTTTCACCGATGCGGGTCACGAACATCTTCATCTGTGCGGGTGAGGTGTTTTGGGCCTCATCCAGTAGAATGAAGGCATCCCGGAAGGACCGGCCGCGCATGGTCTCGAATGGGACCATCTCGATCTTCCCCCGGCGGATGGCCAGCTCGACCTCATTCGGACCCATGCGGTCCTTCAGGATCGACAGTTGCTCGGCGAACCACTCGGACATCTTCTCGATCATGGTGCCGGGACGAAAACCGATCGGGCGCCCACTGGCCTCATTGGGCCTGGTGAGGATGATCTTGTCCACACCGCCATTGAACGTGCCATCAATGAGGAGATCGGCGGCCATGGTGGTCGGCACATAGGTCTTGCCGGTGCCGGCATAGCCCGTGGTGACCACCATGGGTGAGTCCAGCTCGATGGCCGACATCAGCAGGGCTTGCCCATCTGAATAGGGGACGATCTGCTCCCGATGCCGTGGGTGCTGTTCAAGAAACTTGGTCTTCTTCATTCGCTTGGACATTGGGGATACTGACTCCCGTATGGGTTTCGATGGCCTCCCAGGTCACTGGGAAACGCTTGGCGACTTCGGGCACGATGAACTGCTGGACCCACTCACGGGTTTCAGTCTGGGCAGTCGGATGGGATCGCTCGCGGATCAGGTGGAGCCAGGCCAATAGGCTGCCGGTCCAGGTCCAATACACGTACATGGACTGGGGGAGGACCGCTCGGGCTTGCTCTGGTGTCACATCGTTCTGCAACAACTGCTGGTACAGCTCCAAAGCGCCCTGGTTGTGGTCCTCGATGACCATGGTGAGGAAGTCGCTGGCGCCCTTGTGCATCGGGGCTCCAGTGCCCTGCTTGGCATTCTCTGGGGCCAGACGCAGCCGATCGGGGGACCAGAATTGCATCCTGTCGGTCTTGTACCGGCGAGAGACTTCAGACCACGACATGCCCACTTGATGCTTGCCCAACTGACGAGCGACAAACACCGGGGCTTCGCAAGAGAAGCTGAGCTGTGGATGGCGAAACGGCAAGAAATGCCCCTCGCGAATCAGGAAGTGGATCAGGCGAGCATCGGACTCCTGAAACTCCCTGTGCTCGGTATCGAACGAACGTCGAGCTGCGTTGGCGATGGACAGGTCCGAACCGCATGTTAAGTCCTCATTGATCCAGGCTTTCATTGTGCGTCTCCATACTGCTTACAGGCCAACGCCTGATACTCGCGAAGCCGCTTGGCCTTCTTGCGATCTTGCAACCTGCCAAGCGTCAATTCCCAAGCGATCTCCGCAGCGGCAAGTAGCTCGTCATTGATCCAGGCTTTCATTCAGCGTAACCCTCATGGCTATTTGCTTCCATTCCGGTGTAATCGGACGGTTCAATACCATCAGGGCACTGTTCCATTCGCTTGTCGTCCTTATGGGCCGCCTTGCGATACAAATGACAGTGGCCCCACTCACTTGGTCGATCGGAATTGAGTGCGGATGGGATGGGATAGAAGTGGATGCAGTCTTGGCATTGGATCATTTGAGCTCCCACAGATTGAAAATGAGCCATCCAATCCAAATGAAGTAGAGGATGAGGAGTGGATAGAAAATGCAGTCGGGCATATTGGGCTCTATAACCGGCCCCGAAGGGCCGGGTTGGTCAGCGGATGGCCTAGTTGGTGCGGATCGTGTAATAGATATTCAGCGCCGCATTCATCGCCGAGCGTTCATCCAGGTGATAGTCGCCACCAGGAATCAGCGGGTGTGGTCGGTTGTTTGGCAACCATTGATAGAAGGCATCGTGGACCATGTTCACTCCCATTGACGCTGCGAAGTTGGCGTAAGTGGCACGGAAGTTGTCATACGCTGGCTGCGTGATATGGGACGCCAGGAATGGGTTTTGGAGATGTACCGCTTCGACTGGGGGGAACTGGAGTGCCCAAATCTCGATTGACGGGTCGAGATTGCGGTAATGAATCACCACCTCTTGCAGCGAGACGAGCGGCGTGAAGAAATCGCCAGCAAACACATCCGACGACAGCCCGAACAAGATGACATCCGGGGCCGCACCGGGAACCCCAATGTTCTCCCAACTCGATGTGGCATCAATAGCAAGATCGCGGACGCCTGTTGAGAGGGCGCCGGGCTTGGTCCACGTCTGAATCCGATCGTCACCGAGGCTAGACAGGGCATGCAGGAAAGATTCGATTCGGGTGTCGTGGCACTCCGAAGGAATGCCACACGAGCCGAATGATGCGTCGAAATACTGCCAGTCCATCGCATGTACATGCGTAACCATCAACAGCAAAGGGCCAATCAGTAGAGCTTTCAGTTTGTTCATTGGTAGAACGAGTCCTCAAGTTGAATGACATCAATGACAATCCCACCAGTGGGAGCATCAGTCCAAACCTTTGAGGCTTCGA